GGGCTTCGGCCCCCTTCTTCTCTTCTGGGTTTCATTGCCACCCTGACCGCGCCCAGCGGACTTTGCACAGACAGAGTGGCCAATTGTGCAAAAGGAGCCTGATATGGGCAAGACTACCTTCACGGGACCAGTTCGCGCTGGCAACATTCTACAAACTTCTGGAACCACTTTGGGCCAAAACGTCAAGAACGTCGGCTCGGTTGTTATGGTTCAGACCTACCCAATCACCCAAGCTGGCACGGCCACCGCATTGGCAACCCCAATCGTGCTGCCCGCAAACAGCCACATTATGAACATTCAGATGCTGAATACCGCCGCGTGGAGCGGTGCCGCGACGACTCTGAGCGTTGGCACCTCGGCAACCGCGACCGAACTGGTGGCGCTGACCTCCATGCCTGTGGGCCTCGTCGCGCTGAACCCAGGCACTGATGCAACTCGCACTGGCGCATGGGACGACAACGGAACGGCTGATTCCCGTATCTGGGTTATTTCGGCAAACACTGGCACGGGCGTCGGCACGATTACCGTCCGTTACATCCAAGCGCACGATCTCGCATAATGGAAAATGGCATCCGCGTTGGGAACAAAAAACCCTCGATGACAATCGACAAGTCGATTGATGCTGGCAAGCCATCGGTTACTGAAAACGTGACACCGCACACCACCAGTGGCAGCCGCACGGTTATGGGTGGCCAGCCAGTCTATGGTATGCCATTGATGTCAGCAGCCGCCGCCAAGGCGAAGTAACACGGGGGGGCTTCGGCCCCCTCCACCCTTACAGGAGAATACGATGACCCCCGTTACAATTTCAAAAACTGGCACTGGGCGGAGCGCGGTCATCGCCTCGGACAGCTTCCAAAACCCATTCAACGTCGGCTTGGTCATCGTCGTGACTGGCGTGGCAACTTTCAACATTGAGATTTCGATGGATGACCCAATGCTTGCGGATCCCACTGTGTGGGCTGTTGACGCTGGCTTCTCCGCAAAGACCGCATCCATCAACGGCTCCATCACTGTCCCCCACCACGCGCTTTCCATCAACGTCACCGCAGGCACTGGCACGGTCACCGCGTACATCGTCCAAGCTGGAGTTCGGTAATGGCAAAGTCACCCGCTTGGACTCGCAAGGAAGGCCAAGACTAATGCCTAAAAAAAGCACCATACGGCCTGACGGCTTAAAGCCTTGCACAAAATGCGGGGAACTGAAGCCTGTTGATGGGTTTTACACAACTGGCATTAAGGCTGACGGTTCGGCAAAATACAACTCTTGGTGCAAAATTTGTTCAAAAACCAAAATGTCTTCATACCACAAAAATACTTATGGTCCTGAAAAGCTGTCGCATTCAGCGCGCATAAGAACTCGTTCGGTTAGAACTTATATGCAATACCTGCTTGCCAAGGCTCGCCGCCGCTTGGGGGCATCTATTGATACCAGCTATCTTGAACACCTTTGGGAAAAACAGCAGGGGAAGTGCGCGCTAACTGGATGGGTAATGACTATGAAGCTTGGAGAAGGGGTTATCCCTACCAATGCAAGCATAGATAGGATAAACTCTACTCTTGGGTATGCTGAAGGGAACGTGCAACTTGTATGTCGCGCTGCTAATGTAGCCAAGAGCGACCTTAAACCTGAACTTTTTTTGGCGCTGTGCGCCGCCGTATCGGAGAAAGCAAATGGCATACAAAACACCAGCTTGGCAGCGTAGTGAAGGTAAAAGTAAAGATGGTGGCCTGAACGCCAAAGGTCGGGCGTCGGCCAAGGCTCAGGGCATGAACTTGAAGCCGCCCGCGCCATCGCCAAAAACCGAAAAAGATGCTGCCCGCAAGAAGTCTTTTTGCGCCCGAATGTCTGGCATGGAAGGCCCCATGAAAGATGAAAGCGGCAAGCCGACCCGCAAGGCGCTGTCCCTAAAAGCATGGAAGTGTTAAACAATGACCACCAGTGGCACATACGCATTCAATCCAGGTCTTGGCGAAATAGTTCTCTATGCTTATCAAAACATAGGTATACGTCCAACCTCTCTTCTGCAAGAACACATGGAGACAGCAAGGATGGCTGCCAACATGATGCTTTCAAGATTTTCAAATCAGGGAGTCAACCTTTGGGCGGTTGATCTGATCACCACGCCATTGGTTCAGGGTCAGTCCACCTATGCCGTTGAGGGCAACACTGTGATGATCCTTGATGCCTATACCACGACCGATCAGGGCATTGACCGCGTGATCATGCCGATTTCGCGCACCGAATACGCATCTTATCCAAACAAGGAGCAGCAGGGCTTCCCCACGTCCTTCTGGTATGACCGCCTGATCGCCCCCACCATTACCCTGTGGCCTGTTCCTGATGGCACGTCGGCCACGACTTTGAAGTATTATCGCGTCCGTCAGATTCAGGACTCAAACCTCAAGAATAACGAAAATGTCGAAATTCCCTATTTGTGGTTGGAAGCATTTGCTGATGGCCTGACATACCGTTTGGCGCGCATCTGGAATCCGCAGTTGGCCGTCCCCCTCAAGGGTCAGGCCGATGAAAGCTATATGATTGCCTCCAACCAGAACGTTGAGAACGTAGGTATGTTTATCAGCCCTATGATTTCGAGCTATTTTCGATGAAAAAATTCTATGTTTATGAGCATTGGCGTCCCGATCTTGACCTTCCATTTTATGTGGGGAAGGGCAGCGGGGAAAGATTTGATCCAAACCGCACTAGAAACAAGCATCATAGCAACATAAAAAATAAGCTAAAGAAGCTTGGAATGTGCGTAGAAGTGCGTATGGTCGCATCAGGCCTTTCTGAGGGTGACTCATTGCGCTTGGAGATAGAGCGAATTGCCTTTTGGAAAGAGCGTAACGTTGAACTTTCAAACAAAACTGCTGGCGGTGACGGCTTAAAAAGCCCGCCTGAAGATGTGTTAGAAAAAATGAGGGCTGCATCCAAAAGACGTTGGTCTGCGCCTGATTCAAGAGAGAAACACTCCGCCGCCACTAAAATTGGCATGGATAATGATGTTGTAAGGGCAAAGTGTTCTGGCGGTCAGGCGGGAAGAAAAGCATCTGCAGAAACAAGGATGAAGATGTCTATTTCATCTATGGGTCATCCCGTGTCCGAGGAAGCCCGTAGAAAAATATCCAAGGCACACCTTGGAAATACCTATGGATCAAAGACCCGTGGAAAGCCAAGACCGAAGATGTCTGATGACACAAAGGCCAAAATGAGGGATGCTCAACGGGCTCGGCGTGAACGTGAGAAGGGTTTGGTATAATGGCATATGCGTCAAAATCAGGTAAGGCGAGGACCAGTTTAAGATCACCCGCTGCACATGCCATATGTGACCGCTGCGGTGGCCGATACAATCACGTTGATCTGGGCTGGCAGTATGACTGGGCTGGCGCGTCAATGATCAACAAGCGCCTGCTGGTGTGCAATCACTGCATGGATGATCCGCAGCAGCAGCTTCGGTCTATCGTCCTGCCCGCCGATCCAATGCCAATCCTGAATGCGCGCCCACAGCAGTTCGTCAACGCCGAGACGGATTTCCGCTTGACCAGTCGCCCCGCCACAATGAACGCCAAGACTGGTATCATGGTCCCCGATGGTGATGTCCGCATCACCGAAAACGATAAGACCCGCGTCACGCAGCAAACTGGCGGCGCTGATGGCAGCTTGAACCAACAGCCAGGCACTGACCCCGCAGCGCAGACGCCGCCACTAGCCACAGAGGCGGGATTGCCGTATGGTAACACTGAAGTTCCAGAGACAGGACCGATCTGATGTCGTATGTTCAAATCCCAAATCTTCCTGCGGTTGCAAATCTCTCTGGGGATGAATTGTTTGAAGGCGTCCAGACTGGAACGTCTGTCAAGATCAGCCTTACTCAGATTATTGCGGCAAGCAGGGGTGGAAACCCAGCGACAATTCCGTTCTCTGTTAATGTTGGCGGAACTGGCACAACAACTTTAACTGGATACGTAAAGGGAAGTGGCACTGATCCACTGACGGCATCCGCAACCATTCCTAACACAGACATTTCTGGCCTCGGCACGATGTCTGTCCAAAACGCCAATGCTGTTGCCGTCACGGGCGGCTCGATCACAGGCATTACGGACCTTGCGGTTGCAGATGGTGGCACTGGAGCATCAACACTTACGGGATATATCAAGGGCGCAGGCACAGTCGCGCTGATTGGTGTTTCTTCAATTCCAAGCACCGACATCACGGGCCTTGGCACTATGTCAACGCAGAATGCCAATGCTGTCGCCATTACGGGTGGTTCGATCACAGGAATCACCGATCTGGCAATTGCGGACGGCGGCACGGGCGCTTCTAATGCCGCAACGGCGCGCACCAATCTTGGCCTTGGTTCCATTGCAACGCAGAATTCAAATTCTGTAACCATTACGGGCGGGGCGATCACTGGCATCACCGATCTGGCCATTGCGGATGGTGGCACTGGCGCTTCCGATGCCGCCACCGCTCGGACAAATCTTGGCCTTGGCACGGCAGCCACGACGAATAGCACGGCATATGTACCCCAGACAGCGTTAACGGGGTCTGCGGGAATTCCCGCAGGCACACAAGCGCAACGCGATGTCAGTCCGTCCGCTGGATACTTTCGCTTCAACACGGGCGTTGCTAAGTTTGAGGGCTACAACGGCTCCGCATGGGGGTCCGTTGGGGGCGGCGCAACGGGTGGGGGCGCAGATGAAATCTTCATTCTGAATGGGCAGAATGTCACAACAAACTATTCAATTCCATCTGGCAACAACGCCATGACCGCAGGCCCGATCACCATCAACAGTGGTGTCACTGTCACCATTCCCTCTGGCTCAGTTTGGACAATCGTATAATGTCAAATATCACCCTCGCACCCAATGCCGCTGGAACGGCCATCTTCACGGTGGCAGCGCCCGCCACCAACACAGATCGGAATCTGACGCTGCCTGATGCTGCTGGCACAGTGCTTGTTGGCGGATCGCCTTCTGCGTCCACTACCAATACTGTGACAAACAAGATCGCAGTTGTGATCGGCGGGACGACTTATTACCTTCTAGCATCAACAAGTGGGGTTTGATTTATGTCCACTGTAAAGGCTAACGCCATCCTTGATGCCTCTGGCGGTAACACCGCCACGTTCAACGGTATCCCGTTACGTCAAGGCGTTCTGGACCCGCAGAACCTGATCATCAACGGCGCTATGGATTTCTGGCAGCGGGGGACAAGCTTCACCACTGCTGTATATGGGGCTGATCGGTGGTTCAACGGCCTTACGGGCGGCACGGTTACGCAGTCACAGCAAGCCTTCACCCTTGGAACTACCATCGGCTCAAGCAACCCCACATATTTCCTGCGGCAAGACGTGACGGGTCAAACGACTTCCGCACAGTATGCCAATACGCAGCAGCGCATTGAAGGCGTCCGCAGCTACGCTGGCCAGACGATTACAGTCTTGGGATGGGCAAAGCGAGCCACAGGTTCTGGCAATATGGCCCTAGAGGCGGAACAAAACTTTGGCACGGGTGGATCGCCATCGGCAAGCGTCACGGCAATTTCCCCCACAACCGTTACCCTGACAACTTCATGGACCGCATTTGCGGTCACTATGACCATTCCCTCGATCACGGGAAAAACACTGGGGTCAACTCTTAACAACTATCTGGCTATAAACTTCTGGACTTCGGCAGGCTCGACCTTCAACGCCCGCACAAATAGCCTAGGCCTGCAAACCATCGCAGTTGACCTGTGGGGCGTCCACGTCAAGCTTGGCACCCAAACCACGGCGGCGGTTGACTTGTACAAGCAGCCTGAACTTGGCCCTGAGTTGGTACGGTGTCAGCGGTATTTTGTAAACCTGCCATCTGCTGCTGAATATCGTGGGGACTGCACAAATGCAAACTTTTACGCGGTTTATGTCCCCTTTCCTGTGACAATGCGGGGGACTCCAAACGTCTCTCTATCAAGTGACCTTTTGAACGGTTTTGGAACTTCTTTTACTCCCAGTCCAAGACTGAACGGAACTCGTGTTGAGGGGCAATGTAATGTAACAGGGGCTGCGCGCTTTTTCATCGTTAATGTTACAGCAGATGCGGAGTTATGATCGTGGACATCACTGATGCACGTTACACCTCGCTTGGCTCAATCACCGCAATGGTAGATGGGATTGAAACGACTATCCCTGCCGTGGGCGGCAACCGCCATTACGATGCACTGATCAAACAGGGCGTGATCATCGCACCTTACGTTGAGCCAGCCAAGACCGCTGAACAGGTCCGTGCGGAACGCAACACGCTTCTGGCATCGTGTGACTGGACGCAAGTCGCAGACTCTCCCGTAGACCAAGCGGTATGGGCTATCTACAGGCAGGCACTTCGTGATATGACAGCGCAAGCTGGCTTCCCCGCTGATGTGGTATGGCCCACTTACCCCCATGAGGTGATCTGATGGCAATCACACTTAACGGCACGACAGGTATCACAAATGCCACGGGTGGCACTGTTATAGATACCGTCAACGTAGCTACTGCATCCGTTCCCGCCGCATTCTCTAGCTTGGCGACAACATCCAGTATCACCGAGGGCGTCTTTGCCGTGACGGGAACAACTCCCGCCCTGAGTGCGGCTAATGGCACGGTTCAGACTTGGACGCTGACAGGGAATTCAACGCCGACCAGCAGCTTGACCACGGGTCAGTCGATCACCCTGATGATCAATGACGGCACCGCCTACACCATCGTTACATGGCCGTCGGTGACGTGGATGAACAACGCGGGGATCGCCCCCACGCTGGCGCTAACTGGATACACGACCGTGGTACTGTGGAACGTGGCAGGCACACTGTATGGCGCTTTAGTTGGGAACGGAACATAATGCTGTCCACTCGCGTAAAGTCCGCCACGCAGTCAAACGTCTATATCGCGCTGGCAACGACGACCAGTCCATATGTGTATGTCTACCCGTGGGCAAGCAACTCCTTCGGGGCAAAATATGCAGACCCTTCCACGCTTCCAACTGGCGGGGGTACGGGCGTTGCGTTTTCCCCAAATGGTCGAGCGATAGCAGTGACTCAATTGGGTTCCCCAGCCATAACGGCATACCCGTGGCTTGGAACCTCATTCGGGGCGAAATATGCAGACCCCGCAACGATCCCCACAACCAATGGTAATGATGTGACCTTTTCCCCCGATGGAAGCACCATAGCGGTTGTCCACAACCTTACGCCATTTGTGTCTGCATACCCGTGGTCCTCTTCGGGGTTTGGAACAAAAGCTGCAAACCCTGCGACACTCCCCACGGGGGGTGGAAACGGCTTGGCTTTTTCTCCCAGTGGTAACGCCATAGCGGTGGCACACAGTGTTACCCCGTTCATATCTGTTTACCCGTGGACTGGAACCGCCTTCGGAACGAAAGCCGCTAACCCCGCAACGCTTCCCACGGGGACGGGCCAGAATGTAACGTTCTCCCCGAATGGTGCCACCATAGCGATTGTGCATAGCACGTCACCGTTCGTGTCAGTATACCCGTGGACTGGAACCGCTTTCGGAACCAAGGTTGCCGACCCATCAACACTGCCTACGGGGGTTGGGGCAGATGTAATCTTTTCCCCGAATGGCAATACCATAGCCATATCCCATCTTGTTAGCCCATACATATCTGTCTACGCATGGACGGGGACTGCCTTTGGGGCCAAGGCCGCGAACCCCACAACCCTTCCCACGGGAACTGGAAACGGAGTAGATTTTACGCCCAATGGGGCCACCATTGCGGTGGCTCACGATACCAGTCCATATGTATCTGCATACCCGTGGACTGGAACCGCCTTCGGAACAAAATATGCCGACCCATCCACGCTTCCGAGCGGGAATGCGAATGGCATAAGCTTTGGAGTTAGAACATCGTGAATAAAGACCGTATGGATATACTGTTTGCCGCCGCGCAAGGCCGCAGGGCTTCGGTGATAGATTACCAGATCAACATTGACAACTTCAGCCTTGCGATTGAAAAGATTGAGGCCGAACACAACGACAACCCCGCGATGCTTGAGTTCGCGGAACAGCTTCGCGCCCTACTGGCATCCAGCCTGACAGAGCAGCTAAAGGAACGCATTATGCTTGAGGTCATCGAGCAGCAACTGGAGGGTCAGTGATGTACATAAAAGTCGTTGATGGAACGGTCGTGGCTTTCCCCTACGGCCTTTACGATCTGATGCGGGACAATCCAAATACCTCATTTCCAGAGCGTATGCCCGACGAAGCATTGGAACAATTTGGCATCTACTTTGCCACCCCGCAGGAAATCCCGCAACCGTTTGATGCTGTAACTCAGAACGCCGCCATTGGAACCCCCGTTGTTTTGGGCGGTGAATGGATTCAGACATGGGACATCACCCCCGCATCTGATGCCGACGTGGCACAGCGCCTGAAAGAACTCGCACAAAGCGCCCGCAATATGAGGACCGACTTGCTGGCGGAAACGGATTGGGCTGGACTATCAGATACCGTGATGACGCCCGAAATGTCTTTGTATCGGCAGGCATTGCGCGATATAACCTCTCAAGACGGTTTCCCCCGCAACATAGTCTGGCCCGCAAAGCCCAAATAGGAGTAGATCATGGACGTTCTGGAGTTTCTTATGAAGTGGGCGGTGGCTCCAGTCATTGGCTTTGTCTTTATGATCTATAGCAAGCAGCAGTCGCATGATACCGACATAGCCGTCTTGAAGGCAACAGCATCGGCCAATAAGGAAGCCCACGACCGCGAGTTCAAACAGATACAGGCATCGTTTCAGACGGTGTTTGACAAGCTATCAAACATTGAAGAGGCGTTACGCAAATGATCAATAAAGCATCTACCGATCTGATCAAATCCTTCGAGGGTTGCAGCCTAAAGGCATACAAATGCCCCGCAGGGGTCTGGACCATTGGCTACGGCACGACCGCAGCCGCTGGCGTTGGCGTCATCCCGCACGAAGGCATGACGATCACCCAAGCGCAAGCTGACCATTACCTAAACATCACCCTTGAAAAGTTTTCCACTGAAGTGGCCAAGCTGCTGACGCGCGCCACCACCCAGAATGAGTTCGGTGCGTTTGTCTCTTTGGCATACAATATCGGTGTGGGTGCCTTCAAGAAATCATCGGCCTTGCGGTATTTTAACGCGGGTGATCATGCAAAGGCGGCGGACGCCATCCTGATGTGGAATAAGGCTGGTGGCAAGGTTCTGGCTGGCCTGACGCGCCGCCGCATTGCGGAACGCGATCTGTTCCTGACAGAATCTTTGGTGATCGCCACACGCATTGAAACCCGCGAAACCGTTGCAGCCCCAGACGCGCCACGCGACACCCCCGTGGAGTCCAGCACCATGCAGGCTGGGGCCATTCAGATTGTGTCTGCGGCTGGTGCTGGCGTATCTGCTGTCTCTGCCCTTACTGGGACGGCCCAGATCGTGGCAATGGTATTCTGTGGCGTCGTGGTGCTGGCCGCGCTGTGGATCATGCGTGAGCGCCTCCGTAAGTGGGCGGAAGGGGATCGCTGATGTTTGGATGGCTCAAGCGCGCCGCCCTGTGGGCCGCTGGCGCTGTTGCGATCATTTTCGCGGCATGGATGGCGGGGAAGCGCGATCAGCGCCAGAAGACAGCCCTGAAGACGGCGGAAGACTATGCTAAAACCCGAAAGGAAATTGACGATGTGGAAAACAATATCAGCAGCGATCCTGCTGTCTTGCGTGACTGGCTGCGTGAGCGTGGCAAGTAAGCCCGCGATCTGCGACGGGACGGCCTCCGCTCGGACAAAACACGCGGCGGCGCTGGCAAGGGATGGTGGGGATGCCTCCATTGCAACTGGCGCAAAATTGATTATGATGCTTGACGCGGCGTGTAAATGACGCCGCGCCAAAAAGAGATATATGATTTATATCTTGAGATCGGGAACAAGGCCGAAGTCGCGCGCAAAACTGGATTGAATCAACGATCCGTTAAGAGAATTATTGCGCGCGCTGAAAAAAGCATTGACCCAGCCGTATCTCAGGCGATGGACGACGCTGGAATGCAAGACTCAGAAATCTTGCATTCTGGATGGCTGAAGACAGAAAAGGCGTCCCTCTATTTTAAGATTCCAAAAGATGAATCTCTCCATGACAAGATAGAATATATCCGCAATGCTATGGACAGCATAAAGGCGATTCCAGAGATCGTGAAGTCTGAAATACACAGCGAAGATTTGCTTACGATATACCCTATATTTGATGCCCACATAGGAATGAGAGCGCGCAAGAGCGAAACTGGGGAGGAATACACCACGGAGATTGCCTTGCAGCGCATAATAAATGGGATAGCAAGTTGCGTTGCCGCTGCGCCATCATCAAAGTTCGGTGTGATTCTTGTGGGCGGAGATTTTCTGCATCATAACGACAATACAAACATGACGCAAAGCGGCCATGTTTTAGATGTAGATACGAGGATCGAACAAACAATTGAATCTGCAATAGATGCGCTTGCGGCGGCCATTGAGATTTCCGCCACAAAGCACGAGACGGTTCTGGTATCGGTTATCCAAGGAAACCACGACCGAGACGCTTACTTGGCGGTAAGAATGGCCATGATCCAGCGTTATAGAGAAAATCCGCGCATAGAAATTCAAAAAAACGTTGGTGACTTCTTCATCATGGAGTTTGGCCTATGCCTTTTTGCCGCACACCACGGGGACAAGGCAAAGGCCGAGCGTTTGGTAATGCACCTTGCAAATGAGTGGCCAGAAATGTGGGGACGGACAAGATTTCGTTTTTACTTTACTGGCCATTTGCATCATGCGAAAATGCAGGACATTGGTGGCGTTCAGGTGGAGCAGATGCGACCAGTGACACCACGGGATTTTTACTCTATGTCTCGCGCCTATGGATCGCAATCTCAGATGCAATCTATAACATTTCACAAGCAGCTTGGCGAAATCAGCCGCATAAAGGTGTCACTATGAACCGCTCCGAGATTCTTGATACGGCCAAGGCATATGTCACCAAGGATCGCGCAAACACGCACGGGGACATGGAAAACAATTTTGAAACCATTGCGGCCTACTGGTCCATCCATTTGGACATCAATGTGACATCAACGGATGTGGCTGTAATGATGGCACTCCTGAAGGCAGCCCGCATCAAATCAAATGAAGATCACGCCGACAATTGGATTGATGGGGCGGGATACTTTGCGTGTGGCGGGGAAATCGCAACGTCTATTGGTTGAAGCGAACATTTGGTCTATAGTGGCCTTGAAACGTAAGGTGGCATCATGGTCGGACTGACATACGAGACATACAAAAATCAGGTCGCGGAAATGGCGGTCGTATCTCCAGATGATACAAACTTCCTGTCAATCCTCCAAATGATGATTGACTATGCCACATTGCGAATCAACCGCGACCTTGACCTGATGGATACATCGGCGTCACTGCACGGCCCCGCATACAAGCTGACAGCGGGCAATAGGAACCTGTCGTTCAGTCAGACACTCAGCGATGGCTCGTATTTTGTGGTCAGCGAGCAAATCAACTTGATCAGCCCCGCTGGCAATACCGATCCAGATTCATCTGAGCGAATCCCCTTGTTGCCTACCACCAAAGAGTTTTTGGACGCCGTCTTCGGTTCCTCCCTGTCTGGCAATCTGGCACAACCGAAATATTTTGTCCCTTTCAACGACACATTATTCCTTGTCGGGCCAGTCCCTGACATTGATTACTATGTGGAAGTGGTAGGGACATTGCGCCCCGCGCCGCTTGGATTCACCCCGAAAGTTTCTTCCGCAATCCAAACGCTCGCAATTGGGAACATCGCCTTTTCGACACCCCACGGTATTTCCAGCGGTACGTTGGTGACGTTGACTGGCTTTTCGCCAAGTTCTTGGAATGGCACTTTCGTTGCGACCGTGACGGGTGATACGACAATTTCGGTCACTCTCCCAACATCCGTCTCCGTTGCCACATCCGCAACGCTAATTGGTTTGATTGGGAACGGTAATGGGGTTTCGTTTATCAGCCAATATCTGCCAGACCTCCTGATCATGGCATCCATGATCTACATTTCCGCATACCAGCGCAACTTCGGGCGTCAGTCTGACGACCCCCAAATGGCGCAAAGCTATGAGAGCCAATATCAGGCACTTCTCAAGTCCGCGACGGTCGAGGAAGCCCGCAAGAAATTCGAGGCTGCGGCGTGGTCGTCCCAATCGCCCGCCCAAGTCGCATCACCGACGCGAGGGTAAGACATGCCACACGCCAGCCTTAAACTGATCCCAGGGGTTGATCAGAATAGAACTCCCGCCCTTAACGAGGCGGCTGTATCAAACAGCAATCTGATCAGGTTTGTCCCAGATCGGCAGGGCCTTGGTCTGGCGCAGAAACTGGGCGGATGGACAAAATTTGCCTCGACACAGACTGCAATTATTCGCGCCCTGCACTCTTGGGCGGATACAAATGGAACGTCCTACCTCGCAATTGGGACAGAGAAAGGGCTTCTCTACGCCCAAGGTGACATTGATTCCTTTGATATTTCGCCTGATTACTACACTTACAACTTGGCGGTGTCGGCGCTAACCACCAACGGTTCCGCCACAGTTCTGATCAATGACACGAATTCAAACGTGTCGTCGTTTGATGGCGTCAATATCTTGACCCCAATCAGCGTTGGCGGCATTGTCTTGTTCGGATATTATCCCCCGATAGCCGTAACCAGCAACAATTATCAAATTGTCGCGCGAAACATCATTGGGCTTCAAACGCCCGCGACAAACACCTTCGCCGTTACGGCAATTACAGTATCGGGTACAACGCCGAACTTTATTGCAACGGCCACGTGTTCGACCTCAAACCTTATCGTGACTGTCGGCTCCACAGTCACATTCTCAGGCGTCACCCCCGTGGGATATAATGCCACGTGGACAGTCCTGACATCTGCGGCGGGGACGTTTACATTTTCTACTGGAGCGACAAACCTTGGCCCCCTGACCGTGGCGGGAACCTTCGTCTCAACATCGGCAACAAGCGGCGTCGTCCCATCCTTTACCACTGGCGCTAACCAGAGCAACGTGACGGTTACCCTTCCGAACCACGGCTATTCCGTTGGCGCAACATTCCCCATCCTTATCCCGACAACGGTTGGTGGCATTACGCTGTATGGCAATTATCTGGTTCTAGAAAGCCCAGCACCCACTACAAATACTTTTGTAATTTCGTCCACATACGCCGCATCCTCGACCGCCACAGTGTCAATGAACGGCGGAAAAGCGCGGATTGACTACTACGTTGGCAAGCAGAACACCCCAAGTCCCACTGGCTTTGGTGATGGCGCTTGGGGCTTTGGTGGTTATGGAACTGGTGTTACATCCAGCGGTGGCCGTAGATTTTCAATCGCATCAATTTCTACGGTCGGACTCTTGGCAACGGTTACGATCAACCAAGAAATATTCATTGCGCCGACCTCTGAATTCACGATCAGCGGAACCACAAATTACAACGGCACATTCACATCAACGGCGGCGACTTCTGGAACGACAAGCACATTTTCATTCCCCGTTCAATCATCGGCAGCTACCGAAACTGCTGGAACCGTGGCAATAGTAAGTTGGGGATTCCCGCCTGGGGTCTACAACACCACGGGGACTGGCGTTGCACCACTTGATGTAACGGATTGGTCCCTTGACAACTGGGGGGGGTTCCTTGTCTCCAGTCCAGCCAAGAACGGGATATTCTATTATGATCCCCTCGGCGGCTCCAGACATTCCAATGTCATCCCATATGCGCCCAGTGTCAACGAAGGCTGCTTTGTGGCTATGCCTGAGCGTCAAATCATTGCCTATGGCTCGACATTCAATGGCATCCAAGACCCCCTGCTGGTGCGCTGGACGGACATCGGCAATTTTACCAGTTGGGTTGCCACAGTCAGCAATCAGGCTGGATCATTCCGCATCCCCAAGGGATCAAAAATTGTCGGCGCTATGCAAGGTCCGCAGCAGGGCCTTCTGTGGACAGATACCAATCTGTGGTCGATGCAATACATCAACCTGCCTCTGGTCTATTCGTTCAACGAAATTGGATCGGGCTGCGGCCTCGTTGGCCGAAAGGCAATGGGGACAATGGGCGGCATCGTTTATTGGATGTCACAGAGCCAATTCTATATGCTGGCAGGCGGCGGCGTCCAGCCGTTGCCATGCCCCGTGTGGGATGTGATTTTCCAAGACATTGATGAAGAATATTTGGGCAACGTGCGGTGCGCGCCCAATAGCCGCTTCGGGGAAATCGCATGGTATTATCCGACCACGGGTTCAAATGGTGTCCCCACCAAATATGTCAAATACAACACGCTGCTCCAACAATGGGATTTTGGTACATTGACGCGCACTGCGTGGATTGATCAGGGCATCTTCGGCCCACCGATTGGTGCTTCCGACGATTTGAACATTTACCAGCACGAGACATCCACTGATGCAAACGGCTTTGCGATGGACGCTTATGTTCAGACTGGCTACTTCGCTCTGGACGATGGAGACTTGAAGACCTTCATTGATCAGGTATGGCCAGACATGAAGTGGGGATATTACGGCGGCGCAAACAATGCCACCGTGCAAATCACCTTCTACGCAGTCGATTACCCAGGCCAGCCGCCAATCGTGTATGGCCCCTACACCGTAAGCCAGCAGACTGAATATATCTCGCCGCGTATCAGAGCAAGGCTAATTTCAATCAGGGTGACGGGAAATCAAATCGGCACATTCTGGCGGATGGGAAATATCCGATACCGCCTTCAACCAGATGGAAAATATTGATGTCATCCCTGTCAGACATTCTAACTGCCGCAAAGAACGTGGTTACCTCGGTAAACCAGCTTGGCCTTACTTATTTGAGGGTCCAAGGTGCGGTTCGATCCACCACCATGACCACCGCAACCCTCGTGACCAGCGGGCAGGGCCGACTTGCATCTGTCAGCGTTGTTGTTGCAGGAAGCAGCGCCTGTGTGATCCACGACATCAGCACCACAACCACTAGCGCGACCACTCCCTTAGCCGCCGTCACAAACGCAATTGGCGTGACCGTAATCAACATGCCGTATAACAATGGCCTCTATGTCGTCCCAGGGACTGGTATGACCGTCGTTGTCACATATTCTGAGGGAACATAAGATGCCGCTAAAACATGGAACGTCGCAGGAAACAATTTCCAAAAATATTTCGGAAATGATCAAGGCTGGACACCCGCAGGATCAGGCCATTGCGGCTGCCTTGAACACAGCCCGTGCGCGCGGCGGCAGGACCAAGGTTCACATGGGGGCGATCCATTCGTCTGTGGCTGGCCGCACCGACCACTTGCCAATGCACGTTGCATCTGGCTCCTACGTCATTCCCGCCGACATCATTTCGGCAATGGGTGAGGGCAACAGCATGGCAGGCTTCAAGGTTGCCAAGAACATCTTCTCGCACAAAGGGCCATACGGCCAGAGTGGTATGCCATACGGCGCGAAGGGCCTGCCCTACGGGGTTCCCGCGCCTAATAGGGCAGACGGTGGCGAGGTTGATTCCGTCCCTATCGTTGCGGCTGGCGGCGAATATGTGATACCACCCGAAGACGTTGCGGAAATCGGGAAGGGTGATATTGATCACGGTCACAAGATTCTCGATGCCTTCGTGAAGAAAATGCGCCAGAAGACGATCAAGACCCTACAAAACCTCCCAGGCCCGAAAAAGGATTAAATTATGGATGAAGCTGAAGTGACAGTTCGCCTTGGTGTTGCCGCAGACTTTGAAGAAATGATGCGTTTGTCTGTTGCCGCTACAGAAGAAAACGCCTTTGTTGTCCCCGATCTGGCGATGCTGGCAAACCAAGTTTGGGCGTCCCTCACCATGCAACGGGGCGCTGTCGGCGTAATCGGAAACAAGGTCGGCGGGCCGCTTGAAGGCGCGATCCTGCTGAACATCGGCCCCGTCTGGTATAGCGCAGAACCAGTCCTTGAGGAAAAAGCGATCTACGTTGATCCAGAGTTCCGCGCCGCCAAAGGTGGTCGGGCGCGTAAATTGGCGGAGTTTGCCAAGGTAATGGCGGAAAACCTTGAATTGCCACTCGCAATTGGTGTATTATCCAATGAACGGACCAAGGCAAAAATTCGCCTATACGAAAGAACATTCGGACCTCCCGCTGGAGTATACTTCCTTTACAACGCCAAGACTGGCCTTCCGCCAGAAATCGAAGGGGAAACCTAATGGGCGGCAAGACAACGACTAGCACGAATACCGTAACCATCCCAAAGGAGGTTATGGACCAGTACAATGCGATCAACGCTAAAGCTGGGACCATTGCCGAAACCCCATTCAAGAAGTATGGGACTCAGGCGTCCGACTTTGTCGCCCAAATGAATGAGCAACAGCAAAAAGGTATTTCGGGCCTGAACGCAATTGCGGAATCTGGCCCAAGCTACAACACAGTTCAGAATTACCTCAACCCATATTTGACCAATGTGGCCGATACTACGCGCAAGCAGATGGAACAGGCTAATGAGCAGGCCCAGTCTGGCGCTCTCGGAACTGCCGCGCAGTCTGGCGCTTTCGGTGGTGACCGCGCAGGCGTTGCCGCTGCAAACCTTGCCAATCAGCAGAACATGGCGATGGGTTCCACGATGGCGAACATCTACAGCCAGGGATATGATCAGGCCACGAATGCAAATATGAATGACCTGAACCGCATGGCGGGCCTCGCAGGCAATCAGCTTGCGATGGGAACGCAGATGCAGCAGACCGAGCAGGATGGCAAGGACGCGCTTATCAACCAGTTCCAGCAGGAACAGGGTTACCCGTTCCAAGTGGCAAGCTGGCTGGCAAACATCGCATTGGGAACTGGCGCGCAGTCTGGATCGACCACCACCTCAAAACAACCCGCAAGTTTTTGGTCAGACCGCCGCCTGAAGCATGACATCAAAGAAATCGGTATGTCCCACGATGGAATGCCTATTTACACGTTCAAATATAAGGGTGACCCCCAGTCCCAAACCCACGTTGGCTTTATGGCCGACGAGGTTGAAAAGAAACATCCCGATGCTGTTGGCCTTGACCCCAGCGGCTACAAAACCGTCAATTACGACAAGGCGACCGAAAGCATGGGTGGCGGCGTCAGCCCACACCATCGCGGCGAGGCTTTTGCGGCGGGCGGCATTGCGGGGCCGTATGGTTCCGCTGTCGGATCACAGCCAGGCTCTAGTGGATATGTTCCCGAAGGGTATTTGCCTATCGGCCAGATGATGATTGCCGATCCAAATTTGATGTCGCAACATCAGCAGGGCATGATGGATATGTTATCGTCTGCCGCAAACGCAGGGAAAGACCTGAGCCAGTTGAACACTGACTTTGGCAAGAATGGGAAATTCTACAAAATCTTTGACAGCCAAAAAGCATATGGCGGCGGTGTCTCTGGCTATGCCGATGGCGGGTTGATTCCCGCACCGATTATGCCGCAGGCCGTTGCGCCGCAACAACACGCGGGATACCTTGATTCGATCCTTGCCAAGCAGGAAGCGGATAAGAAACAACCGACATCCCCGCAGACCGCAGGTGGCTCTGGGGGTCAACAGCAATCTGGCTTGAGCAATGTTGCCAGTTCTTTGGGGTCAATTGCTACGATTGCCTCTCTTTTTTCTGATCGCCGCCTAAAGCATGACATCAAGGAAATCGGGAAGACCCACAATGGGCTGCCGATCTACACGTTCAAATACAAGGGTGACGACACCCAGCAGACCCACGTTGGCTTCATGGCGGACGAGGTCGAGCGCAAGCATCCCGAAGCTGTGGGACACTCCCAAGGTTACAAGACCGTCGATTACAGCCAAGCCCACAAGTTCGCCAATGGCGGCGTGGCGGGTGGCCGTGACGGGTATTATGAAGGCGGAACGCCAAAACCCGCTACAAGCAATCCAGAGTGGGTGCGTCAGCTCTTTAATTCTTTCCCTGGAACCTTTGCGTCAGCGGCTGGATATTCTGGCGCAGGAGGCGCTGGCCTTGCTGCTGCCGATGCTGCCGCAATTGCAGCAAGAGAACGCAGATTGGCTGCCGTTCCAGATGATCCTTACAATGACAAAATATTGCGCGCATTAAAAGCAAGCGGTCCAGAAATTCCAGACTCACAAGTGAGAGACGCCCTTCGCTCTTCCTTTGATGAAGGTGATCGTTTTGACAATAATTCCTTCAGAAAAGAAGCAAAGACGCCAGTTCCACAATCAAATCAAACATGGCCAGAGTATCTTTCGTCTTTTGACCTTGGTCCGAGAGCGGCGGCTGCATCTGCAATGCTTGGCGGTGACTTGGCCAGCATGGGCGCTAGGGCGCTTGGCTTGGGCGCTGGACTCGTTGGCGCTCCAGAGACTGGCAACGCATTGATGCAGTTTGGCAACAGGGCATTTGAAAATGCGGGTGACGCTGAAATAGACTTCCTTGGTTCTGATAAGGCCAGAGAAGAACTTCACAAGCGACTGGCGCACGTCATGCCGCAATCTTCCGCTGCGCCTATCAGCGATTTCCGAGGTCCGACCCCTGTTGCTGTGGCGCAACAAAAGGCAAAAGAGGCCGAGGCACTTGCTCGGTCGCGGGCGCTTGACGCAGCGGCAGTTGGTGCGGGAACAAATGGCACTGCGGCAACGCAAACTCCGCTTTCCCTTGCTGACGTTGCTGGTCCAAGGTTCGATCAGACTGGCGCTATCAGCCTTGGATTGCCACCATCGGCCATGAATGCGCGTCCTGGGGATTACCAAGCCGAAGCGATGAAGCAATCCCTGATCCCACGGCCAAGAGTGCGCCCCGCCGACCTTGGAACTGCTGCCGCTCCAGTGGTTGCGCCCACTGGCGTGGTTGCACCACCCGCTGCTGGTCGTAAGATTGCCAGCGTTATTGGTGGCGGAAACGGCTTCACTGATGTCATGTATACCGATGGAACAAAGGAGCGGAAACAAGGCGATCTTAATTTCCGCAACAACAATCCAGGCAATATGGAATACGGCGATCTTGCAAAACGATACGGCGCTGTCGGGACTGATGGACGCTTTGCGGTATTTCCCGACTATGAAACTGGCCGAAAAGCCCAAGAAGCCCTTCTCTTTGATAGCGGCGTCTATGGTGGAATGGATATTGGGAAAGCGATTTCAAAATACGCACCAAAGGGCGATGGGACTAATGACCCTGAAAGGTATGCCGCCAATGTCGCAGCGGCTTTGGGCGTCCCCGTAAGCACTCCATTGTCGGACCTAACCCCACAGCAGCGTAGCGCCATGCTTACTGCTATGGAAAAGCAGGAAGGTGGAAGTGGCGGACCATCCACATACTCAACCACGCCAATTGGGGCGGATGGAAATCCAATTCCAGCCCAAGGTGGCTTGGGTGCAAATGGCATGGTTGCTCCCCGTGGTAACACCCCAGAAGGCGGCGTGAAGCCATACGAGGACCGCAATTGGCTGGGCAAGGTCATGCACAATCCAGATGGCTCAATGAACAAAGACGCCATGCTGTCGTTGTTCGCTGGCATCGGTGACATGCTGTCAAACCCATCGCCATTCCTGCTTCCGACCATCGGGGCAGGTATGTCTGGCGCAGCCAACACCTACATGGCGCGTGAGGGCCAAAGGGCAAACATTGCCAATACACTGGCTCAAGCGCGGCGGGAAAACATCAACGCCACGAAAGAGGGTTTCTTCATTGACCCCTACGGCAAGGCTTATGTCACACTGCCAAATGGCGACACGATTTCTTATGAACTTTTTGAAAGCAGCCCAGAATTGCAGGCAATGCTTGCTCCAAGGGAGGCAAATGCAATCATTCAAGCGGCAAAATCTAAGGGAGTGGTCAGCAGTCAAAAACCAGAAGATTTGGGTATAGCCGTAAATCAAGAGGTGATGGATCAATCTCTTGCTCAGGACAGAGAGGCCGTGAAACGGCCAGGCGGTATTGATTACTTGAAGGAGCAAAATCCCCCATTGCTGTCTGATCTTTCTGACAAGTCCGTAGACGCTTCAAGCCAGAAACCGAATTCAATCGAAATGTTTGATGTGGTGTCTCAGGGCGCTGCCGACGGAAACTTTGGTTTCGGCGGTAATTTCTACGCAAGCAACATTGCTCCAGCCGTATCAAGGGCAGCACAGTTTTTTGGCGTCCCGTTGAGCGAAGATGGAAGCCTGTCCGCTGATGCAAAGGCGCAAATCCTTGGAAAACTGTCAACGGTAAATGCTAATTCAACCATTGACGAGCAGAGGGCGGCATCTGTATTCAAGGCTTGGATGGATGTGTCTCCAAATCTTGATATGAACAAAGATGCGGCAGCGGCAATAACTTCAACTCTTCTGATGTCAAATCAGAATGCAATTGACGAAGCAAAGTTTGTCAGAAGTTACGTCAACCGCGATCCTCTGGCTTTGGCCTCAAGTGGGCGGACGGCCTACAATCAGACCTATGGTGGCCTGCGGCAAACCGAAAAAGAGAACCTGTCAAATCTTATCAAAATGTCTGGCGATGAATCTGTCAGAACATTTATGGAAGAGGCTAGGAAGGGCATAATCTCGAAAGAGGAAGCGCAAAAGGTGCTGAGTGACATCTTGGGCGGAGAGGCGTCACCGCTTCTCTACAGATACTTTGTGATGGAGTAACGGCATGGCAGATGGCATTGACTGGAACGCGGCTGCAAACTGGGGTCGTGGCGCATCCGAAGGTAAATCTTTGGAAGAGAGATACCCAAGTTTGTATGGGAAGGATAAGGTTGCCCCTCAAACTGTAGATAACGTCCCACCTCCAGAGGCGGTTACTCAGCCCGCTCCGAGCGCCACGCGGATTCCCCTGACACCAGTCGAAGGGCAGCTTCCCGCGTCTGAATATGCGAATATGCCGATCAGCAAGGTTCTCGGAACGGCAGTCACCAACCTGCCAAGCAGTGGCGCAAACGTCGTCAAGCAGCTTGGGAATGCCGTGTACAATTGGCCTGAAACTCTGTCGTCTGTAGGCGATTTAGGCAGGGGCCTAGCATCAAAGGCCGCTGGTGCAATTGGCGTTGAGCAAGACCCCGCAGCAAAGGCCGAGGCCGAGAGGTCGGTCAATGCCATTGGTGATATGTACAAGAAACGGTACACCGATTACGGCGAGTTTGCCAAGACGTTGGCCGAAGACCCATTTGCTATTGGTATGGATGTTGCCACTGTCGTTCCAGGCGTTGGCCTTGCATCAAAGGTTCCAGTCATCGGTAAGGCCGCAAAGGTGATCGCGGAGGCATCAAAGTTTGGCGATCCCCTTGCTCTTGCAACCAAGACAATTTCCGCCGCGCCCCGCGTTGCGGCTGGCGCACTTAAACTTCCGCAGGCCTTGGCAACGGGATCGCCAGCGGCTGCCCTGAAGATTGCGGAGCAAGTCGGACGCACGGGCGGAAAAGTGGAAAGAAATGCATTCTTGCGCGGCACAAGTAAGGATACCCCCATCAACACGGTATCCGAACTTGGCGAAAATATGATGCAGGAATTGAGGGACAAGGAGCAGGCGGCATACCTTAAAGGAAAGTCGCAACTTTCCACTGAAGAACTTCCGATGAATGACATATATTCAACGGTAGCTAGGGTTGAGTCTGAACTTGGGCCGCAGGGACTGTTTACCCCATTTAGGGCCGTTCTTGATAACATGAAAAAGCAAATTGATACGGTTGCGACATCGTCAAATAAAGCGGACAGAAGCGCCGTGGGTCTTGATGTCCTGAAGCGGTCCCTAAATGATACAATAAATGCAAATAGCCTTGGCGAAAAAATTGGGGCTGCGGGTGAGATCGCAAGGTCTGTCCGCGATACCATCGCCAAGGCCGATACAAGATACGCCGATATGATGGAGCGATACCAACAGTGGATTCAGAACTTCAAGGACTTGAAGGGTATCGGCTTCAATGACAATTTGTCGGAGACAGCAAGAATCCAAAAACTTCTGTCCCTTTTGAAAAAGGAAGATCGCCTCGACCTTTTGAAAAAGCTGTCGTCATCAACAAGTGCAGGCAAGGAATTGATCCCGATGCTGGCAGGCATGGCATTCAGGGAGGTCGCGCCTCCATCATATCAAGGTTTCGGCCTAGCTGGTCTTGGAATGCTGGCAGCGCAGGGACCGCATGGCATTAGCGCGGCTGCATTGGGAAGCCCAAAGCTGTCTGGCTTGAGCCAGTATGCGCTTGGCCGTGTGGGCGGTGCCATTCCACAGGTAAGTTCTGCAATCCCCAACGCCTTGGTCAATCTTGAAGACCAGCGCATGGGCCGCAAATCGGGCGGCAGGGTGGGTGGACACGAGGCCGAGGCAGACCAGTTGGTTCTGGCCGCAGAACGTGCTAAGAAGGGCCTGAGCGCCCACACAGAGGGCCTGCTGAACACGCCAGACGACACCGTGGCCAGCGCCTTAGAAATTGCGAATAGGAGCATCTGATGGCAACTACAAATAAGGGGCTGAACCTTCCCGCCGCAGGTTCTACAGCATGGAACGTGCCGATCAATGCCAACACTGACATCTTGGACAAGGCATTCGGTTCTTTCACCACGGTCACTACGACTACGGGTGTCTATGATTTTACGGCCAGCGATGTACAGAATATGTGCATCAAGTCCACCACCAGCGCATTTGTCAGCAACGTGACATATCGCATTCCCGCCACTATCGCGGGTCAGTGGGTGATCCAGAACCAGTCTGGAGCCAGCACATTCACCTTGACCGTCAGCAACGCGGCTGGAGGCACGTCAGTGACAATTCCACGGGGAACAGTCCGATCAATTTATTCCGACGGAACCAATGTGATCTATGCCGATACACCACTGGGCGGTGATTCCACCAATGTCACCATCAGCGGCACATTGAACGTTGACGGTAATACAACGCTAGGCGGCACAATAACTCTCAAGGGCGCTCTCTTGGATAGTGTTGCTTCACAAGCGCAAGCCGAAAGTGGAGCAGACAATACCTGCATTATGACCCCACTGCGGACCCGCCAATCCATATCAACCGCGCCCTCCCTGAATACTTCAGCCGTATTGGCTGGCGTATCCAACGCATCTGTTAATGCTTCTGCGTCAGTTGTCGGAGCATATGTTTACGCGGTCTCAAACGTTGACGGTCTAAACACTGGCGATGGTATATCTGGTTCAAACCTAGCTTATTGTCTAATATACGATATTACTGGCACGTCATACGTTGGGCTGCGCGCGAACAACTCTCTCACTGGCTCTTGGCGTCTTATGAGCGGAAACTTTGTTCCCAGCGATGTGAATTGTGGATTATTCTTGAGGTACGCATGATGGATTACCGTAACGCGCGCAGAACGTGGACCGTGGCGATTGACTGCGAGATCGACCACCCAATCTATGGGTGGATACCATTTACCTGTGACCCCAACGACACTGGGGCGCAGTTTGATGTTGCGGAACTTCACTCGCGGCTTGATGCGGACCCCGCCACGGTCGCATATGTACCGCCGACGCAGGCTGAACTTGATGCGGCAGCATCAAAACTTATCCGCAAGCAACGTGATCTTATCCTCATGACCAAAGTTGATCCTGTGATCAGCAATCCGTTGCGCTGGGGTGATTTGACTCCCGATCAGCAAACGGCGTGGGCAGACTACCGCCGCGCCCTGCTGGACGTAACGCAGCAGTCTGGATTCCCCAATGATGTGGTTTGGCCTACTGCCCCGTGACGATGAATAATCCCCCTCTGGGGGCTAAGGTGCAGTCCATCGCGCCGTAGGGAATTTCATCAACCACGCCGATGGGGAAGTTTATCCTGACAGTCGCGGCATCGCGGCTTGTCCTGTATACGGATGTCTTCCCCTCGGCGTGGAAATCAAATGCCAAGACCTTCTTGGAATTCATCAGGATGTCCACCCGATCACTGTCGGGAACCATCCCCTTGGGGATGATGATATACGCGATTCTTGGATGCTTCGCGCTGCGTGTGATGGTCGCCACCGTCTTTTTCTTGGTCATCAGTCCGATACCTTGACCTTGCCGATGTGCATGGTGTTCAGGACGATCCCACCAACGCTATAAAATCCTCCACTCTGGTTCTTGTAGAATTCTTCAACCACGATGAAATCAACGTCGTTCAAGATTTCATGAAATTCCTCCAAGGACGCGGCGCGATGTTCCCCAATGACTTGATGAATGGAATTTCCGCTGCGCGATGGCATGTTCATGGTAATGTAAAATCTCATTTTGGATTCCTTTGTTTGTAGATACGCCACACCTCGTCTTCAACGTGAGGTCGGATGGGTTCAGGAAGCTTCTTTAAGGCTGCCTGCCTCGTAATCTTGTCTTTCATCTTCAAAATTGAAACTGCCGCATCATAGATATGTTTGCTGCACACAGACTGGATCGCCGCATCCTCGTCCTCCAGCCTCACAGCGCCTATCAAGACGCGCCTGATACGCTCACTGGGCTTTAGCATCAGACCACTCCAGAAACGCTTCCCACGCAGCGTCAGCCCCAAGCGCAACGCACACGAAGCATCCCGCCGCCTGCGCCGCGCTCATATAGTCTATTTGTGGCGTGTGCAACGATGACAAGGTGTGGTTCCTGCGCTTCAATTCGCAGACAAAGCTGGGGTTTGACGGGATGATGATGTCGGTGGCCCCCGTTGCCATTCCCTCGGCCTTTTCCTTCGCCGCCTGAAGGTGTGTCCGCTTCCCCTCATTGCGTGGGTGGAGCGCGATCTGGCCGTATTGCGGATACTGCTTCCGAAGGCGGGCAAAGAAGGTCACCTGCTCGGCAGCCTCGGAGGCGCACGGCCCCCGAAACTCCATATCGCCAAAAACCCTAATGTCCGCTGGGACTTTCATCTGCAACCTCATTGTAAGCTAGGGCGCTGTAGAAACCACTGTCAGCGTCCTTAATGTATGTGATCGTCCTTGGGACCGATCCCTGAAGTTCATCAAAGAGCGACTTCTGGACCCTAGCCTTGTGGAACGTTGGCTGCATCAGCACCCAGAACGAGAATGACCTATATGGGGTCACAACGTCAACCCTGCGGGTGGCTTTTCCAGACTTAGAAATCTGGTCGCGCTCACTCCACTCGATCACCGCATCGGTCTGGCGGCGGGTCGGGTCTTTCTTTAGGTTCTGAAAGTTGATTGCCAAGTTCTTGTTGGGATCAACGATCTCGGCCTTGCATCCCTCGCAGTATCGGGTTGCGATGTCGTTCTCGGTGTCGCAGTGGTCGCACTTCTTGAACGTCCAGCGGTGGTGGCACTGGACCTCATTTCCCGCCAAATTGACCGTTGATCGGCAGCGGCGACCATAATGTGCGGGCATCGGCCCCCAATCGGTTTCAATTGGATTCCCATCAAGGTCAAGGAAATGCCCAAATTTATCTATTTTGAAGCCTTCGTTATTTGGCCTTCCTGAAAATAGATTCTCCGCACCGCACAGGGGACATTCCGCCTTGATTTCGGACTTCTCGCCGCCCGTGACCGATACGGATATTTCTGGGCTGAAGATGTCGCCATCGGGGCAGTGGCGCTCGATGTTCTGGGCATAGTCCATGATCAGGCAGTCAGACTTACCATCGGCCACCCGCAATCCTCGTCCAATCATCTGCTGAAGCAGGCCGACGCTCTCCGTGGCGCGAAGCAGGGCGACCACATCAACATGGGGCGCGTCAAACCCCGTGGTGAGGACCGAGACATTGACCAGATACTTGATCTGATGCGCCTTGAAACGCTTCAGGATGCTGTCTCGCTCTGCCTTTGGCGTATCCCCCGTCACCAAGGCGGACATGGTGGGTGGCAGGCTTGCCATGACCTCTTGGGCATGTTGGATGGTGGCCGCGAAGATCATCACGCCGCGCCGATCAAATGACCGCCGCACGATGTCCGCCACGATCAGCGATGTCTTCCTGCCGTGGCCGTGGTATGCGGTATCAACGTCGGTGCTGTTGAAATTCCCCGTCCTGTTGATCTGCATTTTCAGCGTCTCGTAGCCGTCGGCCCCAGTCTCTGAAATCACGGGCTTGGTCAAGAACCCTTCGTCAATCAACTCGCCCGCCCTGATCCTGTGGACGCAGGCCGCGAAATACGGGTTCTTGGTCTGCCATTCGGCCACGGGTGACCCATCGGGCCACTTGTTGAAGATGTATCCCGAATTCATGCGGTATGGCGTGGCAGACAGGCCAATCACGCGCAGGTTTTCATTTGATGACCGCATGGCATCAATGATTGACTTGATGGTGGGGGTCAGGCCGTGGCATTCGTCTATGATCACGGCAGCAAAGTTCTTCCCGAAACTGGAAATGGCATTGCTGACAGTCACGGGTGTGCCAAATACCACGGGGTAGCGCAGACTCTTCTGGCCGACCGAGGCGCTGAAAATTGACGCCTTCGCCCCCGCAATTTTGTATTTTTCCGCGTTCTGCACGACCAGTTCAGCCGATGGGGCCAAGCACAAAATATGCTTGCCCCCAGACATCTTGTTGATTGATTCGGCCACAGCGGCGATGATGTGGCTCTTCCCGCTTCCCGTGGCTGCCTCTATGCAGCACGGCGCACGGCTGTGCCTGACCCACGACATGATGGCGTCGTGGGATTCCTGCTGGTATGGCCGAAGTGTCATTTCAGCATCCAATAGGATGATGGTTTGCCGCGCCATCGCTCAAGATCGGCGTTGGGGGCCAGTTCTTTGATCGCCTTGGCGTAGGAGATCGACCCCACCTTTTCGACCTTGGACAGCTTTCGACCACAGACAGTGGAATTCTTCCCGCCACACATGGCAACGATGTCCGCAAGAATTTCCGATTTGCGCTCGTCGGCGCGCAGGATCGCGTCTTGCAGATCATCATATTCGGCCAGCAATTGCAGCGCCCGTGGGTCATCAACGGCTGTGCGTGTATCTTCAATTTCGTCATCACAGATTGACAGAAATTCCTGATAAAACGCCTCCAGCTTGGGCAGGTTTTCGTCAATCCAATCTTGACTGAAAGCGACTACGTCAAGCCGAGACCCCTGTGGGGTCCACTGGTAAAAATAGCAGAACTCGCGCCCCGTGACGAACATCTGGATTTGCATCTGGGCGTAATAGTGCGGCTGTCCTTCGACTGTCTTGAATTGGACGGGTGCAGGTTTGTCGCGCAGACCAAATGGGCATTTGATCTCAATCAGCGATCTATCGGAGATAAACCCATCGGGGCTTGCACCTAGCCAGTCCATAGTGGGATGCACCACAAAGCTGGCAGGCTCCACGGTAAGGCTGGAGAGGTATTCAAACGCCTCGCGCGCCTCTTGCTCGTGCATCACGCCCCACTGGGTGGCAATGTTGCCCTGAAACTCACTGGGAAGGCCCTGCCAGCTTCGCACCATGCGGCGCATGGCCTCGGCACGGGTGCAGTTGGGATCAAGGCCCAGCACGGCCCCCACCATTGATCCAGTCACACGCCCCTTGCGGGCGGCGAACCACTTTTCTGATCTCTGTTCCATATTTAATCCATCCATAATGATAAGGGTGGAGACGCCCGAAGGCGTCCCCCGTTTTTTAGCCTAAAATGGGATGTAATCGCCATTGGTGCTGCCAGCCGACGAGCGGTTTGCTGCCGCTTTCGCCTGTGCATCCTGCAACTTCGCCAATTCCTCGCCGCTGGTCCGAGGGCTGTTCTTCGGCGCAACGGCACCGACCCAGTTGCCTTCGATCAGGTCGCCAGTTTCACGATCCTTCTGCGACCACACCATGACCTTGATGACCATAGGCTTCATCGTCAGGTTTGATGTCAGATCATTGTCGGTCGGCATGGCCCCCTTGAGCGCCAGCTTCCCGCCCGCATTGGCATCAATCGCCATCAGCATACGTTTCGCCTTGTCCTGCTTTGCGATAGCCTTGTCTTGGCCTTTTTTCAGTGCAGCAGGCTCGTAGTCAGAAACCCACAACTTTTGGAACACCTTACGGCCCGACAAGTCTTCGGGCTGAAGGATCGTCCAACGGATGTTGATGAACTTGTCACCATCAAGGTTGCGGTCCCACTTCGCTTCATCAATGGCCGCAAGCAACTGCGTCCCTTCGGGGATGGCTGCGATCTTACCGCCGCCCGCGTCAAACGCGCCATCGGTGCCTTGTGTCGTCAGATCGGTGTTGTCCGACAATTTCCAAAAATCGCTCATTTCGCTTCGTCCTTCTTAACAATAACGGGTTTCGGTAGGTATTGGGCAAACGGGTTGACCCCGATTTCCAGTATGATCGGCTCGGAAATCCCGAAACGGTTCTTCGACACGTTTGCAGCCATCGCGTGGCAAACAAGCTGCCGCGTCCCGTCCGATACGGCCTTCTTCACATCACCGTCGCCCGTGACGTAAGTCTCCAGCCGAATGAAGCCGATGGCATCCACATTGTCGATGTATGGCAGGGTGGATTTCTCGTTCATCCGCATGGCATATTTAGTATATGGCGGCGCATCTGGCGGCTCGATCCGAACAGTCTCGGCGTGAGCCACGAAGACCACATTCATGCCGCGATCCATCAGCATACCGCAGCCATTGCGGACGCGCCGATGCAGACTGGCAATCATGTCGCGGCCCGCACCATAGCCGCCGTGGGCTTGGTTCAGGCTCTTCGGTTTCTTGGGGTCTGACTCCAAGACGTAATCCGTAAAGATCGAATCCAGCGTCGTGACCGTGTCGATCACCAGCGTCTGGTATTCGTGTTCCTCGCGGATCAATGCCGTCATCTGCGCCCACAGATCATCAACCGATTTGATCAGCGGAAATGCGTCAGGCATCATCCCCTCAGAGACAGACCGAAGGCCGTCTTCTGATCGGATAAAGATTGGCTTGGGGAACGTGGCGGCAAGACTTGTCTTACCGAGGCCCGCATCACCGAGGATGGTGATAGCAACAGGGCGTGATTGCGGTTTACCCGCCGTAGCAAGAATACTCATCTTCTCTCCTTTTCTTCTTCTCTACGAGGATTGATCTACGGCACTGTTGGGGGTATGTCAACAATTAGAAACAACAATCGGAGACGAAAGAATGGACGACATGGAAACCAAGAAGGCGGTTGTCGAGAAAATCCGCGCCGCGCTGACCGACCGACGTATGGATATTGTTGCTGCGGAAACAAAACTACATTGTAATACGATCTCAAATGTGTTTCATGGTCGGGTCTTCCCCCGAAATCGGACAATCACGGTGTTGTCCCAATATCTGTTTGGATGAACTATGGAATATCGTAAGTTTTGGGAGGCAGGATACAGCGTATTCGGCCTCTATGGACGTGGCCCAGATGGCAAGTGCGAGTGTGGCAATCCCCACTGCCCAGACAAGAGCCTGTTCAAACATCCGCGCGTGAGCAACTGGCAGCACACGCCAAACTGGTCTGAAGAGCAGTTTGAGACGATGGAACTGATGGGC